CTATGGAAGGCGATTTTGATACAGGGAACATGAGATTTAAAGCCAGAGAGCGTTACAGCTTTGGTGTTTCCGACTGGAGATGTGTATTTGCAACTCCTGGAGCATAAAATATTTTAATATTTTTAAAGGGGTCTTTTCAGGCCCCTTTTTTTATGTATAATAGAGGTACCTTGACGAAGAATTAACTTCGACAATAGCCAAGACAAGGAGACATATATGGCTAATTCAACTTTCTCAGGTCCTATAAGATCTGAAAGCACCATTAAAACCGTGAGCAAAAATGCTTCTACTGGAGTGATAACAGAAGTAATTACAATGGGAGATGCACCAGTTGCATTAGGAGATGAAGACAAAACACTGGATAACGCTACACATAGCGGAAGAGTTTTAGCTGTTCCAGCACTTGCTTCAAATAGAACAATAACTTTACCAGCACCAGTTGCAGGAGCTACTTTTAAGTTTATTTATGCAGGAGCCGCTGAAGAAGCAGAAAATTTAATAATAGTCACTCCTGGAAACTCAAACTTTTTCTTAGGTAATGTTCAGCATTTAGACACAAACGCAGACAATGTGGGTGTTTATGCAAACGGTAGCTCTAATTCAAAGTTAACTTTAACAGACTTTGGCAGCATGGAAATTAATATAGTAGGCAAAGATAGCACTAACTACTATATTTGGGGTAACGTAGTTTCTGAAGACGCACCAGCTTTTGCTGACCAATAATAGGAGGCTTAAATGGCAGGCTCTGATGTAAAAGCAAAAAGGATTACTGGAACGGGTTCACTTGGTGTTGGACCCGCTCGAATAAGACAGATACAATTAAAAACTGCCTCTGGAACTCCACGACTTACTGTGACAGATGCAAGTGGCGGTGCTACAGTTTTAGATTTAGATTTTAATGCTTCAGATACTCATTCTGTAAATATTCCTGCTGAAGGAATTAAGGTTAGTGATATATTTGTAAGTACATTAACAAATATTACAGCAGCAACCTTTTTCTTTAATTAGGATAAACATGACTAGGAAAAGGGACAAACAACCGCCTAGAACAAAAAAATATTACCGCTCCACTAAAAGTGGGGCGGGCATGACAGCAGCTGGTGTGGCTAAATATAGACGTGATAATCCGGGTAGTAAGCTTAAAACAGCTGTGACAGGCAAAGTAAAAAAGGGTTCAAAAGCAGCAAAAAGAAGAAAATCATTTTGTGCAAGAAGTGCAGGACAAATGAAGAAATTTCCAAAAGCAGCAAAAAATCCTAATAGTAGATTAAGGCAAGCAAGAAGAAGGTGGAAGTGTTAATGGCGACCAAACGAGAAAAAGATTTTTTACATAATTTAGATAAAAGAATGTCTGTACTTGAAGAAGTCATCAAAAGATTAGAAAGTAATCATCTTACACACTTACAGGCACAAATAGATAAAATAGATAGACGTGTATGGATGTTAATAGCTGGTGTGGTCTTACAACTCATATCGATTGTATTTATTTTTGTAGGAGGTAAGTAATGGCATTAACGGGTGTAGCAAAAAGAAAAGTAAAAAAAGTACAAGGCAAATTAAAAAAAGCCAGTAAAGCCCACGCAAAACAATCAAAAATATTAGGCAGTTTATTAAAAAATGGCACCAAAAAGAAAAAAAGATCCTAAAGTTGGAACAGGAAAAAAACCAAAAGGTTCTGGCAGACGTTTATATACGGATGAAAACCCTAAGGACACGGTTAGTATTAAATTTGCTACGCCGGCGGATGCCAGAGCAACTGTTGCTAAGGTTAAGAAAATCAATAAGCCTTTTGCGAGAAAGATACAAATTCTTACAGTCGGTGAGCAAAGAGCAAAAGTGATGGGTAAAACTCAAGTTGCAAATATATTTAAAAAAGGTAAAGATAGTATTAGAAAACAAAGGAGTACAGCATGACCGTTGTTAGAACTGGACCCAAGCCGGGCAAACAAAAGGTTACATATTTTAAAAAAGGCGGAGCGGCAAAAAGTAAAGGCAGTAAAATTTGTCCAGCTGGCAAAGCATGGGCTAAAAGAACTTTTGATACCTATCCATCAGCATATGCAAACATGGCTGCTTCAAAATATTGTAAAGACCCTAATTACGCTAAAGGGGCAAAAGGTAAAAAGTAATGGGTGCTCTTAAAGATTGGGTAAAACAGGATTGGGTGCGAATAGGCACTGACGGAAAGATTAAGGGTAAATGTGGGACTTCCAAAGATAAAAAAAATCCAGACAGATGTTTGCCTAGAGCAAAAGCAAATAGTTTATCACAAAAGCAAAGAGCCTCTACAGCAAAAAAGAAAAAACGAGAAGGCTCAAAGGGTAAGACTTTTGTATCTAATACTAAAGCAGCGAAAGTTACAAAGATGGGCACAGGAGGAGCAGTCCCAACAACAAAAGCAAAAAGACCCTTTAAAGGTAAAGTAAAAACAGGTAGCGTAGTAGCTAGAGGCTGTGGAGCAGTCATGGCTAATAGAAGAAAACAAACAAAAGGTTCAGTAAGCACTTAAGAAAGGAGAGCAAAATGCCAGTAAAAAAGAAAAAAAATATGAAGAAAAAAGGTTACGCCAAAATGATGGGTGGCGGCGTAGCTGGTATGAAAAAGAAAGGTTTCGCTAAAGGCGGGACAGTTAAAAAGATGAAAGCCGGTGGTGCAGCCGGTATGAAAAAGAAAGGTTATGCAAAAGGCGGTGCCGTTAAGAAGATGATGGGTGGCGGTGCAGCTGGCATGAAGAAAAAAGGTTTTGCTAAAGGCGGTGCTATCAAGAAAATGAGAAGAGGCGGCCGAGCATAAGTGCCTTATCTTCAAAGTAACATCCCGCATTTCAAATGCTGGGTGAGAAGAGAGTATACGCACAATCACGAAAAATATCATGGTGAATTTATTCATGCTATGGCTATTGCAGTCACTACTGTGCCTGATAGATGTTTAAGTTTTCAAATGATTTTCACAGGTTGTGAGTCTGATTTTGATGAAAGTCAAAATATTAACGGTGGGGCTATGTGGGCTCGTATGCCGATTACAGCTCTAGTTGCAGATACTCCTTTGGACAATTGGCCAGAGCCTATGCCTGTTCATTTAGTTCAACCTTGGGATTGTAGTTCTCATCATCATTCAATAATAAAACTAGACCGAGTAAGCTCAAGTCCTTGGAAATGTAAAATTGATGGTAAGTTTTACACAGGTAAATACATCTTTACTGTAGATTATACAGAGTCAGACATAGCTGATGATCCTGCTCAACACAAACAAAGCCATGTAATAGAGTTAACTGATGCTGGTAAATGGACTGGAAATATAGTAGCATTACCTAATAACAGGGTTCGTGCGACGAGTCCTGCATTATGGGAGACTGGCGAGGGTGCACCTGATTTTAAGCCAAGCCAGTGGATTCATAACGCAGAATGTGATAATAGTTATATGGACCCAAGTGTTACATTTGATAATTTATATAAGGATTAAATATGGCAACTTCTAATTCAACAGACTTCGAGCTAGATGTAGCTGAATACATTGAAGAAGCTTTTGAGCGGTGTGGCTTAGAAGTTAGAACAGGGTATGATTTAAAAACAGCAAGACGCTCTATGAATTTAATGTTAGCTGAATGGGCAAACAGAGGTCTTAATCAATGGACTATTGAACAACGTACACAAACAGTTACAGCTGACGATGTTGATTATTCTTTGGGCACAGATGTTATAGATATCCTATCAGCTGTTGTAAGAAGAAGTGGCACAGACTTTAGTTTAAGTAGGATTAGTAGGGATAGCTATTTATCAATACCAAATAAAACTACAACAGGACGTCCTACACAGTTTTTTTTAGATAGACAGATTACACCTAATTTAAAAATATGGCCTGCTCCTGAAAACAGCACTGATGTAATTCATTATGACGCTTTAACCAGAATACAGGACGCTGATGGTTCAGTAAATACTTTAGAAGTACCTTTTAGGTTTTACCCTTGTTTGACAGCTGGTTTAGCTTATTACATTTCTTTGAAAAAAAATCCTAATTTAACACAAATGTTAAAAGCGATTTATGAAGAGGAATTTGAAAGAGCGATGGGCGAGGACAGAGACAGATCAAGCTTTACAGTTACTCCTGAGTACAGCTATTTGAGGAGTAATTAATGGGTAGATTTGCCACAGGCAAACACGCTTACGGCATTTCAGACCGTTCAGGTATGAGATATAAATTAAGAGATATGAAATTTGAATGGAATGGATCTTTAGTAGGTCCCGATGAGTTTGAACCGAAGCATCCTCAATTAGGTCCTTTTCATGTACCTTCGGACGGTCAAGCTATTAAAAATGCAAGGCCTGCAAGAACAGAAAATCCTATAGAACGATTACTTAACCCAGACTCGTTTCTTTCAGGATCTGCGAGTTCGGCTGTAATAACTGTTACAGAACCAAGTCACGGTAGAACAACAGGAGACACTGTTAGATTTAAAAAGGTGAATGGTTTTGACGGATTTACTTCATCTGTTTTGACACAGTCTATCGGGTATAGTATAACTGTAGTAACAACAGATACCTACACTTTTAGTGCTAATGGTCAAACAG